ACAGTTATTTCAGGAACAGAAGCAGGCAACGGTTTTTTCGGAGAACACGTGCCGAAACTCTTCATTCATGACGCATACAACAGTGCAATCATAGAAAATATTTTGAAACGACAAAAAGCAGTGCTGAAACAAGTTAAAAAGGAAATGGAATCTTATAAAAGAAGCACAATAGACCCTCGAACATTCGTCATCCTCGATGATTGCTTGTTCGATAACAAATGGACACGGGACACTATGATGCGTCTCCTCTTTCTCAACGGGCGTCACTGGAAGATTATGCTGGTCATCACAATGCAATATCCTTTAGGCATTCCTCCACTTCTCAGAACAAATATTGACTATGTATTTATTCTGCGAGAGCCGGATTTAGGTAATCGAAAACGAATATATGAAAATTACACGGGAATGTTTCCGACATTCGAGTCATTCTGTCAAGTCATGGACCAGTGCACTGAAAATTTTGAGTGTTTGGTGATAAATAAAAATGCCAAGTCGAATAAGCTACAGGACCAAATTTTCTGGTATAAAGCGCAGCAACATGGACCGTTTAAACTCGGCAGTAAAGAATTCTGGGAGATGAGCAAGGATTTAAATTCTGATGACGAAGAAGAGTCATATGACCCGAAAAATATCAACAAAAAAGGAGCGGGACCTAAAATCAGTGTTAAAAAAAATAAATGGTAGCGTACTCCACGCCGCCAACCGCCAACAATGTCACAAGTGCAAATTAGAATTTATATTGTCACCAAGTTGTAGATGTTGTCCACACATTTTTTTGCTTGAATGCGTGTGTAGGGATTGGGAAGCGCGGTTATTTTTGCAACAATGTCTTTGATTGAATTTTTGATGCAGTGGTGTCTATGGTGCATGTCAAACAGGGCTCTTTCTTCATTTTGTATCAACCGCAATTCATTTGAAACCTTGGCTTCCAAGTTGCCAAGTTTGAAATAGAAATGGGAAGATTGTGTGTACCGGTGATAAGTGTTGTGGGATTCATGCAGCTTCATCTGATTCATCCTCATCTGTAACGGAATCAGTCGGCGGTGCATTTCTTGACACTTTTGTATCTGTTGCGTGATTTCCGCTTTAGATTGCAACTGGGCTTTCATTCGGGCTTCGTGTTCGGATTGTCGTTTGAGTATCAGTTCACGCTCGCGCTCGTGCATTTCTGTTTTTGTTTTTGTTTTTCTCTCTTCGGATGAGGACAAGTTTGATTTTTGTTTCAATAATGATTTCTCGGCAAGTGATAGATTCTGAAACCACTCGGATGCCTCCTTTTTGTTTATCCTCTTTAGTCCTGATGATTTGCCTACTCCTGATTTGGATTTGGACTTGGACTTGAATATGCCTATGGTTTCCATATTATAATTGACTTGTTGCGACTTCTTGCTGGTTTTAACACTGAATATTTAAAAAGTAATTGAAAACTTTTCAATTTATATTTTTGAAATAAATAAAAATTGAAAATAAATGTTTCATTTTAATATTTTTAAACACGTTAAAATAATACAAATCGAAAAAACACAATCACATGAAACATCATGATATATCAATAAAAATAAAAACAATGTTATTATCGTTGTCAATATTGTTTACATTTGTTTTATCTGTGGAAACTAATGTCAATGTCACTGACATCATCACAATTTCTGCTAATTCAACTAAAACACCAAGTACCGATAGCGAAACACCATCTTCTCCTTACAATGAAAGAGTGATAGTCGTTTTAGGTTATTTTGGATTATCATTAATAGTTTGCATTCCAGTTCTAATGTGCATAATGTGTATATATAGAATGAAGGGGTCAGCCCCTTGCAATTTTAGAGAAGCATTTTGCAATTGTTGTTAAGTTAATCTATACCTCCTCCTCTATTTGATATTGTGTCCTCACAGAGTATAATACTATATCATAATAAAGTACTATTTTAGTTTCATATTTTTTCCTTGTGTATAAGATGAAATGGAATAATAATTATGTTTATCAATTAAATCACTATAATTATTTATATCCACATCTTTATTTTTTAATAATTTATACAATTTTGCCACTGGGTTTTCAGGATGCAATGTTTCGCATACAATATTATTTACAATCATTACATCATGATTTTCCATCAGTACATTGTAAAGAGGTGTTCCATGATACTCAATTTTAATTACATCATTCAGTTTTCCAATAAACCAGTCAGCTGTTCTCATTTTATTTTTGTAAAACAAGGTATGTGTTTTGCTTAATATTGTTTTTTTTGATGGAATATTGTTTCCTAAAGAATTTTTACCAAAACAAACTAAATAATTGCTCAAAGATATTGATTTAGTTATGTGAATTATTTTTTTTGAATCAATCGTATGAATACTAGGTAAAATAGTTTCAATTGGAAGTATTCCTTGGTCTGTTTGCACAGGTGTTCCTGCTGGAAAACATATATCTGACACTATATTTGATTCTGGATTAACAGCATATATTAGTGCAAATGAATTTTGGTCATAGTGTGGTAAATAATGACAATGAATCACTGCACCTATGTTTGGAATGTATGGAGCACTTGTAGTTTCTTCGCTAGAATAATAGGGCCAAGTAATAGCAAAAGACAATGATTGTTGAGGACCAATTTGGTAAATATCACGGCTAAATGTCTGCGTTAAACCAACTTCCTCGTTGCTTGGAGTTCCAGGAGTACTATTAATTAATGATAATGAAGGATAAGAAAATCCACTTGTAAGATGCATATGAAGAGGATGTGGATCTGAAGTATCACCATTCAGATATGTCCAAATTTCTGTTGACCTTAGTTTCGTAGAAAACGTTTTTACATTATCATTGGACATATCATGATAAAACCCAATATATGTTTGGGTAACTTGAATTATAAGTTGTCCATCGCGTCTAGGGCACAAAATAGGTTTTTGTACATTTTCGTCATTTGTTGCATAATATGGATAAAAAGACTGAATATAATTGTTATATATTCCATAAAGATATTCTTCATCACAAGGAGCATCAACTGAACAACACGGACCAGAGTGTTTAATAGGAGGTGTTTGATTAATACTTCCAGTTAAACTTTTACCCATCATTTGCAATATAGCCCAACGTCCAAGGATTCGTATACAATAATTTGAATTATTTTTTGTTTTGATGACTGCTGATTTATAATATGTAGTACCATTTAATAAATTTATTCCAAGTGGAAAAAATGACCAATCAAATGAGAGCACATCAAACGCTGAAAATGTTTGTCCATTTACAGTTATGTTCGTCATTCGTAAACTGTTGTTTAATACATTTATCCATTGTTGAATATTTAAGTTTTCTCTTATTTTAGTTGGTGGTATAACTATTGTAACACTAAAAATTGGCACGGAGGTGGTGTCATTGTATGATATACTGTCCTTAAACCCTTGGATTGTATATGTATCATTTGATATCATGGCGATATTGATATAATCATCATTCGTTTTTGTAACCCTAAACTCCGAACTAGGAAGAACCTTTGGTTTGTAATTATTTGGGGATTTGCTATATTCAATTAGTGCTTCATTCAAATCAAGCTCTGTAGAATTCCATAAATCAGGCCTAATTCTTCCTGAAATATTGATATATTCTGTTACTCCATATATATTAACACCTTCGCTATTCATTATATAAGCATTTCCAGAACCACCATTAATATAGTTTATATCTGATTCCATCCAAATGCAAATATTTCTTGATGGAGTTTTGGAATTTACATTTGGAAGATTATAATAATATTTTGGATTTAAACTACCAAAATAATCATTATCAAATAGAGGCGGTATTCCGTTTTTATAAATAATATTATTGATTTTAGTTACTTCATTTTGCATAGAAAGGGTATTGTTGCCTGAAACATTTGTGATATACAAAAATAATCTTTTAATTTTTTTTTTTGGAATTGGACAACGCCCATTTACAAGTGGTAGATTTACCTGAGGAATAATTGATATAACAGGATAAGTTAGAACTGAAGGATTTTGTTGTTGATTTTGTGGATTTAAAGAGTTATCTGGAATGGGAGTAGGATAAGGTGTTCCAGAAGAATTTTCAAAATTTGGAAAAGTGCCAGTTGTTTGAGTTGGCATATTATAAACTGCTGTTAAATCATAATCATATGCAAATAAATAAGCGCTCGTTATATTTGTTAAATCTAACAGTATCGATATTCGACCACCTACCGGCACAAATTGCATTGTAGTTTTTACGGGTGCGCAAAGTCCTTGGTCGGTTTGAATTACATAAAATGGTAAAATGTTTTCATTAACATCACACACTCCTAAATAAAGTACACGAAAATTTGCTGTAGCATTCAAAAAATCAATCTTAACAATGTTTTTATTAGTTTCATGTCTAAGAACATTTGAATATTTAACATATGGTGTTGATGGGTCCTTATACCATTGAATTGTGGATATTCCATTGATGACAGTAAAGCAAGATCTGCTTGGTTCTACTGGTGCTAAATTTCCAAATATTTGACGCCCATCTTCATCTAAATCCATATCCAAACAATTGAGAACAATGTGGTTATCTCCATAAATATATGAATCAGTAAATGGTTTCGATATATTGTCAGTTACAATTATAGACCCAACTATACCAGCATATACTAGTTCAGTATCCATAAATTTATTATGTGAATGATACCAACATAATGCAGAATTATTTTGTATGGTTGGAAGTTGAAGATTTACACTACTGCCAAGTAATGTACTCGGTCCAAATACTCCAAAAGCAGATGCTCCATCAGTTAAACCAGTGTTCACAAATCCATGCCAATGTACATTAGTTACAAATTTTGTAGAATTAACAAAATTAATGAATGGCGCTTTTCCTCGTGGAAATAATAAATTTGGAAGGCCATAACTATTCGTTGTTGTTTTTAAACCATTAATATATACATTGCTCCCAAATATTGGTTGATGTTTCACGTCACTTCCACTTATACTGGCTTCTGGTGAAAAACGATGATGTGTGTTTAAAATTTCTATTTGCACGACATCATTTGTGGATAATTTTGAAAAATCAGTTAAATTAGAAATGGGTAAGGGAATCATATATATATATATATATATGTTATATATATATATATATGTTATATATATATATAATATGTTTAAATACAAACTTTTATATTTTGTGTATTTAAATTTTTTTATTATTTCCATAATGTAATAATATAGATTCGTTTATTATCAATCTACTTCCTCGATATTGGGTCCAGATTTTGACGACGACGGCTGTTGTTCTTGCTGTCCGGGCATGTCACCAGGCATTTCGCCATTGGAACCAGTATACAGTTTTGAAATAATCGGACTAACAATTCCCTCTAGTTTTTTTTGTTGCGCTTCATATTCAGCTGCCTCTGTTTCACTGTGTCCTGCAGATTCCATCCATTCAAGCGATGCCTTGCAAGCGTCCTCAATTGCGCTGCGGTCCGACTCGGACAACTTCTCTTGCATACCAGGCTCAGAAGCTGAACTCTTTACTGAATAAACGTAATTTTCAAACCCATTTCGCGCATCAATTTTTTGTTTGTGCTTTGCATCTTCATCCTTATATTTTTCCGCTTCAGAAACCATGCGCTCAATGTCATCCTTTGACAACCGTCCTTTATCATTCGTAATGGTGATTTTATTAGACTTGCCGCCAGCTTTATCAACCGCATTCACATTCAGCACACCATTCGCATCCAAATCAAATGTCACCTCAATCTGCGGAGTTCCGCGCGGCGCCGGAGGAATGCCGTCAAGTTGAAATTTGCCAAGAATGTTGTTGTCTTTGGTAAGCTGGCGCTCGCCCTCAAATACTTGAATTAAAACGCCCGGCTGATTATCCGCATAGGTCGAAAATGATTGACTCTTTTTGCACGGAATCGTAGAATTCCGCTCAATGAGTTTTGTCATGACACCACCAGCAGTCTCAATTCCCAGAGACAGCGGCGCAACATCTAGCAACAAAATATCCTGCGTGATTTTCGATTGGTCCCCTGTTAAAATCGCCGCCTGAACTGCCGCACCATATGCCACTGCTTCATCTGGATTAATCGAACGATTAAGCTCCTTTCCATTAAAATACTCGGTTAGCAAACTGCACACTTTCGGAATGCGCGTCGACCCTCCAACCAGCACAATTTCGTCAATGCTGCTCTTTGACATTTTAGAATCTCTGAGAACACGGTCAACGGGGTCAATAGTGGAACGAAACAAATCCATGCACAACTCTTCAAATTTGGCTCGCGTAATCTTGGTCATAAAATCAGTCCCCTCGAAAAGTGAATCCACCTCAATTGTTGTTTCTGCTGATGCGGAAAGGGTGCGCTTGGCGCGTTCGCACGCAGTTCGCAACCGACGCAAAGCCCGGTTATTACCAGTCGGATCCTTCTTGGTCTTGCGCTTAAATTCCTGAACACACCAATTCACAAGCCGATTATCAAAATCCTCACCACCCAAATGTGTGTCTCCTGCAGTCGCCTTTACCTCAAAAATACCGTCATCGATTGTCAAAAGTGACACGTCAAATGTTCCTCCGCCTAAATCAAAAATCAAAATATTACTCTCGCCCTTTCCCTTTTTATCAAGCCCGTACGCAATTGCCGCCGCAGTTGGCTCATTGATAATTCGCAACACATTTAGCCCCGCAATCGCGCCTGCATCCTTTGTGGCTTGGCGCTGCCCATCATTGAAATAAGCCGGAACCGTAATGACAGCTTCCGTAACCGGCGAGCCCAAATAACTCTCCGCAATTTCCTTCATCTTTACCAAAATCATTGCAGACACTTCCTCCGGAGAAAATGTCTTTTGTTCTCCCTTGAATTCTACCTGAACATGTGGCTTCCCGCCGTCCTTGGCAACCACCTTGAATGACCAATGCTTCATATCACTCTGAATACTGGCATCGTCGATTTTTCTACCGATGAGACGCTTTGCGTCAAAAATAGTATTTTCTGGATTCATGGATACTTGATTTTTTGCAGCATCTCCAATGAGACGCTCACTGTCCGTAAATGCAACGTATGACGGCGTTGTTCTATTTCCCTGGTCATTTGCAATAATCTCCACGCGCTCATTCTGCCAAACGCCCACACACGAATATGTTGTTCCCAAATCAATTCCGATTGCTTTTGATGCTTTTGTCATTTGAAATTTGTTATCTAAT